TAATAACGGTCTTTTAGTTTAGCAAGTTCATGTTCATGCGAATAGAAACTGACACTATCCATTTCCCATTTACTAATTGAACCTTTGCAATACTTATCCCAGACTTCTTGGACAAGTTGTTCATTCAAAGTATCAAGTAATGTTTCATTATTCTTTTTGATATAAGGACGAATATCATCCATATATTTCTGATAAATATTATCCCATGTTTTCTGTCCGATTGTCGCGGTCGCGCCATCAGAGGAATAACTGAGTAAATCAGTATCAAAATGAGATTGATAAAATTCAAGAGGATAATCAATCAATTTGAAGTTTGTTCCATCTTTACAATATTTTTTCAAATATTTATTGAAATTATATACTTTGATTTCAAATTCAAATTCATGTGGAATAAGATTGTGGTTTATTAACATCTGCATATTTTGAAGAGTAATACGTTTTTTCTTATCTGCAATACTATCAACATACTCAGACATAACAGTTACACGGTCTTCACAAATTGAATCAAATGCGCCACTTTTTATAAGATTTACTACTTGGGGTTTGGTTAGTTTATTCTTAGAGAGAAAGTCTGATAAATCAGAATAAGGACGGTTAGCCATAATTTGTTTTACAAGGTCTTCGCCAATACGAGTAATGCCACTAAGACCATAACGAATAGTATTAGTCTCAACATCAGGAGAAAAAGTATAAGTTGAGCGATTGATATCTGGTGGTGTAATATCTACACCTTCTTGACGAATTTTACCGATGGCTGTTGCTATTTTACCATAATTGGTTGTTTTGGTTTTCTTTTTCTTTTTTCCATTTTTTAAGACTTTTACTTCTACTGGATAACCATCGCAATCTTCATCTTCGTCATAAGAATCTTCTACATCAGATTCATCATCTTCTGTAAAATCTTCCATTTCATTATAATACTCTTCATCTAAACAATTATAAACATTATCATCTTCTTCAATTTCTTCAGCTTCATTGCCACCCGCATCATTTATAAGACAAGCGCAATTCCAAAAGATAATTGGATAGTTGTGAGCAAGATTCATTTCTTGTAAGGCAACAAGACTATAAGCTAGGGTATGCGCGCGGCAAAAAGAATAACCTCTTTGAACTCTAAGAAGTACATCCCATACATAATGAACTAATTTCATTTCGCAACCTTTTTCTTCGGCATTTTTGAAATATTCTTGTTCACATTCCTCAAATAGCTTACCTTGCTTTTTTGCAATCGCTTTACGACATTTATCAGCAAACGAAAGGTCATTACCACCGAGTCTTGGTTCTTGGAGGAGTTGCATTAGTCCTTCTTGTGATTCACAAATACCAGAACTAATAGCTGAACTTTTACTTAACCATTCAATTTGTTCTTCTGTTAATCCATAATCGCGCATTTCGCCATACCATTCATTTATATTATTACGATAGCGCGCCCACATATCAAGAGGTTGCTCTGCTCCTTTTTCTGGAGCCATAAGGCGAATAACAGAGTTAAGAACTGCAAGTTCATCAACTGAATGCGGTTTTGCAAGAGCAATACCACTAATACCTGACTGTTTCTCCATTTGGAATAGAGAAAGAATTTTATGTTTCAAAACCATTTCCCACATATCAGGATTAGTTCTATCAAGTTTATAAAGGCCGATAACATTTTCATAAGTTTCGCGTAATGTTGCTTTTCTCTCTACTAAACCAGCATCACAAAGTAAATCAAGGCAATTATGAATTTTATCCATGGCTTCAACAGAAAGAGCATCAATTTTAATCAAAGATACTTTTTCAGCATCATGTAATTCAAATTGAGTACAAATAGTTCCATCTGGTGCGCGCATAAGTGCTGTTGAGTTTGTAAAAGGTTCATCAACAAAAATAACACCACCAGCATGAAGACCAGAACCACAAATAAGTCCTTCAATATTTTGTGCAACCTGCCAAAGTTCTGGATAATTATTTGTCATTTCATTAACAAATTGCTTTATTGGCGGCCAATCATTTTCTTCGTCACCATAGAAGCATTGAGACAGGCTCCTCAACTGTCCGCGGTCTGCAGGAATAAGCGAAGCAATATATTGAGCAATATCAACATCAATTCCTAATCCACGCGCAGCAGTAAGAATTGCTGACTTTGATTTCTCTGTTCTAAAAGTAGCAACATTAGCGACATAATCTTCACCATAAACTTTACGAAGATGTTGAAGAACTTGCGCACGACGCCCGCCTTCAATATCTGTATCAATATCAAGAACGGATTCACGCTTTGGGTTAAGAAAACGCCAAGGATATGTTTTAGTTGTTTCTCTCAATGTATCCATTTGAATAACATCAAGACAATATAATAAAAGAAAACCACCACCAGAACCACGTGCAGGACCAACTATAGTGCCAGCATTCCAAAATTCATCAATATTACGTTGAAGATTTAGATAGTAAGCACTCCATCTTGCTTTATTTACTTCAGAAGATTCCCAAGTTCTTTGGAGATTATCTTCCAAATTTTCATAGGCTTCTTCATTTTGTAAATCTGGATGAAGCTTGATACCATCAAGAATTGCATTAACAAGATAACGGTCACTTTTATATTCTGAATTATAAAATTTCTCAAGAGTTGGCATCAATTTAAATGCTTTTTGATAATCATATGCCTCTCCAAGCAAAGGACGCCAAAGTAGTTCTGGAATACGAAGGGGTCGACGTAAACTAAATTCTTCACATTTATCAATAATTTCATTGATTGAATAATATGCTTCATTTAGTTCTTCTCTTGTTAAATCAAGATGACTTTCAAGTTCTTTTGTCCCCATCATATAAGTAGTCATATAAAAAGCATCTACTTCACGATCGCCGTCTTGAGCGTTTAGATAAGCTTTATGAATTAGACGGTCTTCTTTTTTAAGATAATGACTATCGGTTGTAATGATGTATTTGAAACCTTGTTCTTTAGCGAAGTTGATTAAAAGTCGATTAGCAAGAGTTTGCTCTTTTGTTGCACTTGGCTGAAGTTCGATATAAAAGTTTTCTTTACCAAAAATTTTACCTACTTGAGTTGCCCAATTTACAATTTTATTATATAATTCAATGCTTTTAGTCTGCTCATATTTTAGAAGTTGCTTTGGTAAACAGCCACCTAAACAAGCACTTGAAGCAATAACATGACCTGGATTAGTTCTAATAATATCAATAAGGTCTTGATAATAAGTTGGAACTCGTCTCATTCCTCGTCCCATATAAGAACGCTTCCAAGCACGAGTAGAAATTTCCATAAGCTGCTTTGCACCTTCACGGTCGCGTGCTAGAAGAATAAAATGGTAATAACTATCAAAATCTTTATTGAAATTTTCAGCGTTTAATCCATTTCGACATAGATAAATTTCATTACCACGAATTACTTTGAAATCAGGATAAGTTTTATGAATTTTATCAGCATATTCTTCAACTTTTACCCAAGATGAAATACATTCATGGTCAGTAATTGCTACCGCACGATGGCCAAGTTGAATAGCATAATCAATAAGGTCATTTTCTTTGATAATACAATCACGGAGACGAATATTTGAGTATTGTGTATGATTGTGGAGACTGCCTGGATATATGGTTAAATTTTGAGTATTCAAAGATTAGCCTCCTTTTATTTTCTATAATAATTATATCACAAAATTGTCAAAATGTCAAATTACTTCAAAATCCATAAGTATTATCTAATACTTCATAATCTTCAATAAAAATTTGCGCTGTTTGTACACCCATCCAAGTATTGATATTTGGTTTACCGACGATGTTTAGTTTTATTTCTTCATATTTATTCAATTCTTCAATTAGTTCTTTTGCGTGGAATTTCATATAAGCAACGCCATATTTCTCTATTTTTACAGTATCTTGTGTTTTTCCTAGGATTTTTATATCAGATTTTTTAATATTCAAATCTTTGATATAAATCATTGGCTCTGGATTGCCTTGTCCCCAAACATCTTCATATTGCCCTAAATCAAAAATAATGTCTTTTATATCTGGTTCTGCGGCATAGCGAACGAAATTCACATCATAAATTCCTTCTCCAAAATCCATATTCTTTAGAGTTTCATCAGAATTTTCTAAAAAGTCTTCAAGATTTTTGTCTAAAATACTACAACCTGCTGCATTAGAATGACCCATTACCCATTCAAAATAGCCACTATCAAGTAAGAATCCTCTAAAATCAGTCAGCGCGCAGTTATTGAGTCCTCGAATACTGCCTTTGATTTCTCCTTGTCTATTACAGCGAGCAACGATAGTGGGACGTTTATACTTCGCGCTACTTCTCATAGCAACAAGTCCATTCAATTCTGATGGAAAGTTATCTTCATCTGTTAGTTCAATAAATAATATTTTATGTTGAAGTAAATCATTTTCAATAATTTTCTGGTCAATTTGTGCTGTAATTTGATCAAGCAATCGTCCCTGGCGCGCCTTTGCATTAGTACATTCTCTAATACTTTCTAATGAAGCAAAATCTTCAGTTCCTGCGGCGCCACGCTTATGACTTGGAACCATCTTTCGTCCATCTACAAAAGCCCAAAAAAGTCGTTCTTTTTCTTCTTGTGTTCCAACTCGAATCATTGCATTGATAAGAGGGACTATATAAAAAGCGACTGTCATTGGATTTATTTTATCATTCATTGAGTATGCTTGGCGGTCAATGATATCAAGGAAGAATTTGTTGCGAATGTTGGACAGACCTTTGGTAACAATATATCTGTTTTCCAATTCTTTCATATCCATCATATCACCTATTTCTGCGAGTGCAGCGAGGTCAAGATAATTATCAGCATAGTAATATCCATACTTACAGTCATAATATTTCAAAAACTGATACACCATTCCTCCACCACAAAGGTCTTTATTTTTATACTCGCGCGAAGCCTGATTATTTACAATCACACAATACTTAGATACTTTTGTTTCAAGAATATGGTGGTCAATAATAAGTGTTTTTATTCCATTCTCACCAAGTCGCTCGATGTATTCAAAATCATTGCTACCAGCATCGGCAATAAGGCAGAGTCCATAATTTGTTTCGGAGTCAAGAATCTCGTCAATTTTATCAGATAAACCATGTTGTTTACCAGTGTGAAAAAGAACATCTATGCGCGCCTCCGGCGAGATTTGTTTGATATATTGATAAAGCATACTGCAAGAACAATATCCATCTGTATCGCAGTCGGTAATGGTAATAATATTTACCTTTGCTTCTTCCACTGCCCAATGAAGTAAACTTACTGCTTCATTTATATTGTCTAAATCAGAAGAATCTTGGAGACAAAAACTATCTGGATTCATAAAACGCTCAATATCCGTTACTCCTCGCGCACGGAGCAAGTTTTCTCCATAGTCCTCCCTAAAATTTTCGTTGATTAGGTTATAATTCATTACGTTATTATCACTCTCTTTTTTAGTAGTTCTTCAAACACTTCCTTTCCTCTATCTACTGGACTATCTTTTAGGCTGAGTAAGCCTTCTTTGTCATATATAAAAGAGAAATTATAGTATTGTTTATATTTATTACATAGGGAATATAATTTGTTGAAATATTCTTCACCTTGGGGAGAAGCAGGAATTTCATACTCTTTGTCAAAAGCGATTACTATTTCCGCGGCCTTGGTATATTTCAACAAAAGGTCAAGTTGAGTTTTGTGTAAGTTGCTGCCACAAACAGCAACACAGTTATTATCACGGTAGAAGCCGTCGTATTTAAGAGTTGACTTCTCCCCTTCCATGATAATAACTCTCTTTGTCTTATCTATTGCTTTGCGCGCAATATTCAGACCATATAAGTTTAAGCCAAGAGGATGAGAATACCATTTATTTTCAAGTTTTACTGGCATATATTTACCAAATTCTTCGGCTTCTTCTTTATTTAGCGCGCGGCCACGAATTCCAATAAGTTCTCCGCTTATATTGTAATGAGGAATAATAATTTTGTTTTGTGAGATTGAATACTTGATATCATATTTGACCATCGACTCTTCAGTTATCCCTTCAAGAAGCCATTCTGTTGGCAAGTCATCAGAAAAGATAGAGAGGATACTTTTAGGGTAAATAGGAAGTTGTATATCTTTATTCCTGCGTGCGTATTTATCCTTTTTGGATTTATAAGCGGGAGTAGCAAAAGAAGAAAGACTGGAAACATTAGTTAGATTAGCGAGAACACAATATACATCTCTATACCAGTCATAAGCAATATCACGAGTTTCATAGTAATGTTTGAGGAAATTGAAAGGACTTTGAGGACCACATTGCGTATAACATATAAATAGATGTGTATCATAGTAATAATATAATTTCATACTTCCATCTTCTACGTTATGACAGATAGTATTAGTAATTAGATATGAATCTTTTTTTATTACTTCTTGTGCACCAAGTTTGTAGAGTAATGATTCTACGAGTTCTGGAGTTAGAGCATCAACTATTTCTTGATAAAGTAGACTCACAACAGACCTCCAAATAAATCACCTTTTTTGTTATTTTCTTCTACTACTTTCTCCCAATAATATGGAGATTGTTTATCCATCTCTTCCTCGTCTTCCTCTGTTTCTGTGTTTTCACTACGCGCGCTGTCTAAATCACTATCTTGCTGTATGCTAAAAGTTTGATCTGCGCGCGAAGGGAGAGAACGGCTAGAGTTTAGATAATGAACAAAATCATCATATTGACCATAATTATCATCAAAGTTGACTTCCATAATAGGAACTTCAATTTCTTTGATATTTGAATCTGTAACAAATACATCACTTCTACGACAAGTACCTAAATCAGCATTAGTCCAAATTTTTAGATTAGTCCATTTACCACGACGAACTTTATAAACATCATATACTTGAGTAGGCATACCATATTTTGCTACATAAGGAGCAATTTGGTCACGCTGGTCATCTGGAACCATACCACCAATCATCGCAATGTCTGCTTTATCTACAATAGAGCGTGCACCGCGGATTGAATTCTGATTCTTTATACCTTTTTCATTAGTATCTTGATTACTATTTAACTGCGTAGCACTCATCATAAATATATTTTGTTCTACTGCTAAATCTTTTAATGCTGTAGATAACAATAAAAGAGCAACATCTTCTCGAATTTTCAAATCTCTAAACTCATTTAGTAATGCTGGATTAGAAAAAATATAATCAAAAAATACATTCTTTATATCATTGACAATACAGTTTTGTCTAACTACTGACTTGACAACTTCGACAGATGGCATTGGGACTTGAACAATCATCAAATTATTCTTATATTTTTTGATTACTTCTTTTGCCTGGTTAATAATTATTTGTTGCTCTTTAGTAAAATGTCCATAAAGAATAACATCTTCATTTATACCCGTTAGATAAGCAACAATCATAGTTTGAATTTCTTCTTTCGTTTGCTCAGTAGCAATAAACAAAGTTTTTTCTGCATTACCGGTTATTTTCCATTCCATAGTTTCCCAATTATATCTCATTGGAAAAGCAAGATAACAAGCTTCGCCAAGTAAAAAACGACTTTTACCAACACCGCTACCCAAGCTAACTAAATAATACTTTCCTTTCCGCGCGCCGCGAGTAACTGTATTGAAATATTTTCCTTGAAATCGCGCTCCCGCATCGGGAGAGTTTTTCAATTTTTCTAATAATTCATCAATACCAACTGAAACATCAGTAGTAATCGACGCATCACCCTCGACATATTCTCCCTCAACTTTGTAAATCCTTCTTTTCAAACCATCAAAAATATCTTTTGGCTTCAAAGTTTCAAATCTTTGGTTGATTTCAAATTGTTTTGGATTTAGTTCATTCTCTTCATAGAACTCTGAAATATCAAAACCACTTTTCTTCAAATCTTTCAAGCAGTTGAACTTCTTTATCCTATTATAATAATACTCAAAATTCTCCGGTGCGCTCATATCAAGAGCATCTTGTAAATAGCTAATACCATTATTCTGTTGGAACAACAAATACTGGTCTTTATGTTCCATCAAATAATTATCTATATCAATTTCACTCAAAGATTGCGCGCCATTGGTATAAGAATTCAGTATTGCTATAAAAATATATCTTTCAAATCTACTTTCAAAATCACTTGGTTGTAGATTATATTTATCCTTTTCACTCAACAAACTTGGCTTCTTCATAAGTGAGCCAATTACTTGTAAAATCGCATTTTTGTCAGAGAGCAATTATTTCACCACTCTTCAATGTTATAAATTTCTCTTTTCCTTTCTTTCTCCATACGAGGGACAATAAGCATAGTTTCTTTGGGTTTTTCTTTACTAATAGATGCTTCGATTTCTTTTTGTTTTTTATCAAGCATGGCATAATATTTCATGGCACTATCATAAATATAAGGGATAATACCAATCCCATCTTTGGATTTAGAATAATCTCCATGCTGTACTTCATAGTAATATTTGAATGCTTTATATATACTCTGTAAAGTCCAACCTTCATTTTCATGCTTATTCAACATCTTACTAAGTTGGTCTTTTACTTTTTGAAAGTCCATTTCTTTATGAAACTTCTCTTTGATGTACCTATACATAGCATCAGCACATAAATGGATTTGTTCTTCGCGCGCAGAAGCATCTTTGAGAGGAGATTTCACCATAACTTTATTACGGTCTTTTTTCTCTTCATAGCATTCAACATGATAATACCACTTTGCTGGGTACTGTACATAATCATATCCATCAATACCGCCTTTAGGAATAAGCTTCCCACACCAGCGGCATTTCCAATAACCATTTCGGTAATCCTTTTTGTCTAACTTTTTTTCTTCCATAAGAACTCCTTTATATAGACCAAATGGGTGAGGGATTACTCCCTCACCCTAAATATTAAAGCTCTTTCATTCCAGAAATAACAAGCTCAAATAGGTCTTGCTGGGAAGGAGTAATTTCAGAAAGCTTAATGGGACGATCGAAAATCTTTTCGGCAATCGCCATAATTCTTGCTGCGTTGTTTTGGTCTTTTTCAACTAACTCCTTCCAAAGTTTTTCTGCTTCTGCCCGCACTTCATCAAAAGAACGAGCAGTTTCTTCGACCCCTTTATCATTATTGTCTACTACAGTAGCACCATGTTTTGCTTCTTCCTCAATAGCATTAGCCAATGCTTCAGTAAGTTCCTTATATCCGAATGGGATGCGCGCAGGAAGATACTTGAAGCGGCTACCTGCCTGAACAGAAGGTGTAGAACGAGTGTAAAGATAACGATGAGCTTCGCCATTCTCGTCAAACTGGACACCAATATAACCGATAATATCAACCAACTGATTGATAATAGCCGCACCGCGTTTAGGAAGAGCTGGACCAATAATAGTTACATCTTCACCTTTATCATTTTTGATAACTTTTTCCTCGCTATGGGCAATAATAATCAAACCATAACCCATAAGAGTAATCTGACGAAGAGCATCTTCAAATTCACGCTTGCAAGCAGTAAAACCTTGGCCCCAAGGGATATCATTGATTTTAGTTACATTATTCTGTGTGCAGATAAATTTTTCACAAAGTTCCCATGCAATGCCAACTGTATCTATAGTGACTGTATGATACATTTCTTTGGCCTTATCACTTGCTAACTGTTTTAGAACAGTTTTGAACTCAGACCATTTAGTAATATCTTGAGCATGAATGCCAGCAATACCATTATAACCTCTCTCGAAAGCAAGAAGAAGATTATTAGGAGCCTGAGCAGCAAAAGAAGTTTTTCCTGCCTTTGGCTGACTATATAAACAAATATACTTTCCTCTGAGGTCACGGCTAATAGTAGTAGGCGTAATATTTAGAATATCAATTGCTGCCATTACCACTCACCTCTATTAGAAGCCAAAATCAGGCTTGGAAGGAGCACTAACAACGGGCTTCTTGGTCTCTTCAATACGCACCTTGCGCGCAGCAAGAGCAGACTGAATATCCTTGATATCATACGCAGCATCACCCTCAAGGCAGCCAGCAGAACCAGACTCAATAAGTAGTTCGTGAACAGAAGTGGTCTTAGCAGTCTTGATGGGTTCACCAAAACCAACTTCCTCCTCAATGTACTCAGTCTTAGAAGAGAAGTTTACCTTACCCTGGACGCGAACAGTATCACCATCATTCCAATACTGCTCAATATGGTTTTTAGCATCAGGCTTAGCAACAATAAACTTGATTAGGTCTGCGCGCTCACCATACTGAATGATAACACCATTGACATTCAGACGATTAGTAGGAGTACCATCACGGTCAAGCTCATCAGACTTATTACCAACAACAATGGTTGCGGTGAAAGTTGCTTCGGGCTTGCACTCATTCTTAGCAATCTTATTGATAAAACTTGCGCTGATACGAGAAGTATTTACAAGGTCGCCATTCTTAGCATAAAATACATTCTCCTGAAGAGAACCGTTCGTAATACGGACACGGTCGGCATCGTCAATATTACCACAGGCTGCAATAGACTTGTAATTCTCCATAACATCCTTTAGAGAATTATAAGCGGGATTTTCTGCGCCCGCATTGGTGTAACGAGAAGCAAAGGCAGAAACAGGAACCTCCATAGTAGTCATAGTACCATTGATATCCTGCTCAACACGAATCTTGATTGTACCACGGATACACTCGGTAGTCTGACCCTTACGATTAAAAGTAGCAGTCTCTAAACCAACTTCTGAAAGAATACCCTCAATCTTCACTTGATTTTCACTAATACGCATAAAAATATTTTACCTCTTTATAATTTATTTTAGTTATTTTCTACAATTTTATTTTATATTCAAAATTTTGTAGTAGTTGGATGTGATTGTGATAACATAAAAATATGGGAAGAACCAATCAATTTAATATGTGTTCTTCCCATATTTATTAGTTATTCAATTTGAATTTTGAGAAGAAATTACTTCTTCTCAGGCTCGGCATCGGGGTCAAAAGCCATGCCATCCTCAGTAAGAGAAATGTACTTCACAACGACGTCCTTACCGTCGGCACCAGCAACGTGCTCCTCGGTACGAACAGCGTAACCCTTCTTGCAGAGACCAGTAACACTACCAACAACGGTAGGACCAGAAACGCCAAGCGCATCAGCGATGTCACGGTTGGTTAGTTTAGTGCCATAATTGTCGTGGAGGAAGTCGAATACCTTGCGAGAATTTTCAGTCATAATTTTAGAATCTCCTTGTTTTTTATAATTTTTTTATATTTTTAATGGCTTGGCGCCACTAAATACGAGTTATCTCTCATTTGATATATTTATTATATCAAATCTTTGAAGAAAAATCAAATTTTTATCTTTATATTTTCTAAATTTTTTCTTCTTCTTTCATTGTATAAATATTATACCAAATATTTCTCAAAAAATCAAATTTTCATTTCTACTTTTCAAAAAA